CACCCCTTAAAGGCCTTCTTGCCCCCCTTGGTGAATCATCCTCTTTATCACCTAGGGGGGCAGACCGTCCCTGATCCTGTGGTTACGACAGGCAGGGCAATGCCCTTAGAGGAAATACCGTCCTACGTTTTCTTCGATCCAGTTGTTCTTCAATTTTTCCAGGAAAGAATGCCTGAGGAAAGCTTCGGAATAGTACGCCCTACAGTTTGGAGTGTAACGTTAGCGTTGGAGAAATCCGACGTGCGTGAAATCTGGCTTGTAGCGGCGGAAGATGAAGAAGCTGCAGATTTGCTATTAGAGAAACATTTCTCATCCATGATGGGTCGGTTCCGTAAAAGGGACTTCCGTCGTGTTACAATAGCACCTGATGCCTCCGCAGGATTTCCTATGCAAATGTCCAAAGATAAGGCGCTAAGAACCTATCTCGCGTATTACGCTGAGTACTGCCGCCCTGGGGTCCAACGACCCCCGGTGGTGTGGAAAGTAACACCGAAAATAGAGTACCTACCTCTTGAGGATATTCTTGCTGGAAAAATACGTCTTTTTCGCAATCCCCCTTTAGATTATTTATTACTGGAAAAGGTCTATTTCGAAGACCAAGACGAGCACTTAGTATCACATCCGTGTGAAACGTGGTCGGCCTTGGGTTTTGTCAAAGAGAATGGCGGGTGGCACACTTTAATGTCTAAACTCAACCGTTTCAAGTATAAGTTTACTTGGGACGTTTGGCGTTGGGACAAAAAGGTGGGCCCACACCTGCTTTCCAAAGACGATAATCTTCGACGAAAAATGTACCATCCAGAAGAAGTGATCAATGAGGTTGATTGGCAGTTCTTGACTGAAGAAAGCTCCTATTGTTACGAATTACTTCCCAATGGGCAAGTAATTGCAACAGCAATAGCACAAAAATCCGGAAAACTTAGGACGTCGTCCGGCAACACCACTATGCATATCTGGTGTGTTTTTGCACATATTGCACGCGTGGTTCGTAAATACGATATACGAATGGACTATGATACCTTGATGCGTGAAAACTTCTTGGCTATCTACTCTGATGATAATATCGGTGGAACTAATATGCCCGAACTATTTCAGGAAGCTGACCTTAGGGAAAGTTTTCAACTCCTTGGCCTTGATATACAAGACTTCAAATTCGGTTTAACTATCGAAGGTCTTGTTTTTCTGGGCGCGGAGTGTAAAAAGTTTGGCAACTTATATGTTCCTTTATATAACGAAAAACGCATGATTTTTGCAACTCTGTACGTCTCAGGACGTATGGATGACACAACACGATGTCAACGCATAGCTGGTCTTGCACACAACCTCGCTTTCTCCGAGCACTACGGCCCGATGTTAGTTGAGTTGTCTCACTGGTTGAATGCACGTGGTCGTTGGGTGGGTCATCCACTCCTCGACCTTGGCAAGCTGCGCGCAGCGTACTACCCGAGCCCTCCGGCTTGGGTCACACGGGCGGGAAATAAACAAGCTGCAAAGATTGTTTTACACTGCAAGTCAACTATGTCAACAACACAAAGAACAAAGCGCCGCACTGAGGCTGCACTTGAAAAGCTAGAGAAGTTTAACATGCTTACTCCAGAGGGTCGTAATTGGTTGATAGCCGCTACAGATCCTTTCCATGATTCAGAATTTCAACTTTCGGGTTTTCCAGACCTCAATGTATCTGGCTCGATTGTGCAATGTGTGAAGAAAACCTTTCAGATTTCTCAGCCTGCGGGCATAGGAACTCTGGCATGGGATGCTCACTTCGTTGCATGGAATCAAGCCACTCAGCGTGTTGGTCAAGCCAACACACTGTACAA